GGTACGCAAGAGGAAAATTTAAAAGCGGCTATTGATGCTCTACGAGAAGAAATGCGTGGCAGTGATTTTGTGCAAGATGTTGCTAACGAGGTATTAGGGTTCGGCGCTATAGGAGATGAAATTCAAAATCAAATCCCACTATTTTTAGACCAAGCGCTTGCCGATGTAGGTGCAGATATAGGCGCGCAAAGACAATCTGATTTGGAAGCGTTAAGGGCTGAAATAGAAGATCGCATAAATAGAGAACAAGATGTGTCTGAGGACATACGAGGACAATATCAAACACAAATTATGTCAGACACACAAAAGTTACTGAATGACTTAGCGCAACAAGTGCAACAAGATAGAGGACAGGCAATACAAAGCGCCTTAGATCCTCTCGCCGCACAGAGAGAAGAGGCTATACAAAGAAGTTTAGCGCCTATTGCAGAGCAACGTAGCGCAGACATTCAGGCCGCCTTAAACCCTGCGGTCGCAGGAATACAAGAGCAGATAGAAGCTTTACGTGGTCAAATACCACAGCAACAAGCGCCAGTAGATGTAGATGCCTTGAGGCAACAAATAACAGATGAGATCATGGCGCAAATGAGTCAGCAAACAACACCTACTACACCGCCAAGCACGACACCAAGAGGTGGAGGTGAGTTTACGCCAACACCGACAACGATACCTGACACGACACCGCGAACAAAAGGGCCGTTAGACTTAGGCGGACGTAAAACACAGCCAACGCCGCAGTTTGAACCCACACCGACGACAATACCTGACCCTGTAGTTGATTCCAGTATGTTAGGGCCTATAGTAAACCCAGAAATTAGAATAGACAGAGGCAGGTTTGGCAATCGCATGACGCCAACACCATCGGTAATACCACCGCCACCACCAATTATGCCAACTAGGCCGACAAGAAACTTACGAACAAGAGGATTTGGGAGATAATTATGTCAAAAATACCTGATAATGTAGCGAATCCTGCGCTTTATCGAAAAGCAAAGGCAAAGGCAAAAGCAAAGTTTGATGTATATCCGAGCGCTTATTCTAACGCTTATATGGTTTCTCAGTACAAAAAAATGGGTGGAAAATATAAAGGCCCAAAGAAAGCCGAGGGCGGAGAGGTAGCAAAAAAAGATTTAAAGCCCATACCGGCAAAAAATAAAGGCTTGCCTAAATTACCAAAAAAAGTTCGCAATCAAATGGGATTTATGAAAAATGGTGGCACAGTGATGGTGCAGTCTAGAGGCTGTGGTGCGATTATGCCAAACAAACAAAAAATGACCAGGGTTCCTCGTGGCTAAAACAAAAGGTGGTTTAACAGAATGGTTTGGCAAAGGCCCAAAAGGTGATTGGGTCGATATAGGCGCACCTAAAAAAGATGGCAAGTTTCAACAATGTGGTAGGGCGTCAACAAAAGGCTCAAAGCGAAAATATCCTAAGTGCGTGCCACGATCAAAAGCCAACCAAATGTCCAAAAGTGAAATTGCATCAGCGGTAAAACGCAAACGCGCTAAAAAGCAAGGTGTAGGTGGCAAACCCACTAATGTAAAAACTTTCGCGGCAAGCGGAGGAGCAGTTATGATGCAAGCTCGTGGATGTGGAGCAATCATGCCGAATAAACAAAAAATGACTAGAGTTCCGCGTGGCTAAGTGGACAGCGGCTAGAAAAAGAAAAATAAATTGTAAGAATCCAAAAGGGTTCTCACAAAAAGCACATTGTGCGGGAAGAAAAAAACGTGCGAAGAAAAGCTAAAGATCCAGTAAAAGGAACGGGCAAAAAACCAAAAGGTAGTGGTAGGCGTTTGTATACAGACGAAAATCCAAAAGATACAGTTAGCATTAAGTACGCTACTGTGAAAGACGCTGAAGATACAATCCGTAAAGTTAAGCGCATAAAAAAACCTTATGCACGCAAGATTCAAATTTTGACTGTTTTAGAGCAAAGAGCTAAAGTAGCAAAAAAACCGACGCAACAGCGATTAGCAACTGCGGCAAAACGACAACTGAAAAAAGCAAGGATGGTTTAACATGAAAAAGAAGTCTAAGGGTATGCAAAAGGGTGGCAAGATGCGCTCAAAAGGCGGCGCTATGAAAAAAATGCAAAAGGGCGGCGCAATGAAGATGAAAACCAAAGGCATGAAAAAAGGCGGTAAAATGATGTCTAAAGGCCGTGCAAAAGGCGGCGCGATGAAGTCTAAAGGTTACGCAAAGGGCGGAGCTATGCGATCTAAAGGCGGCGCGATGGGCGGCATGAGAAAGCCATCTAACAAAAATAGCGGATTATTTGGAAGATAATTGCCATATTTACAATCGAACATTCCGCACTTTAAATGTTGGGTGCGGAAAGAATACACGCATAACCATGAAAAGTACCATGGGGAGTTCTTGCACGCCATGGCAATCGCTGTTACGACAATGCCTTGCCGTTGTTTGTCGTTTCAGGTAATTTTTACGGGCGCAGAAACTTACGATGATGATAACGAGCCAAACGTGCATGGCGGCGCTATGTGGGCAAGAATGCCTATCACAGCATTGACTGGCGATACACCGTTTGATGAGTGGCCTGAACCCATGCCTGTATGGGCCGCACAACCCTGGGATTGCTCGTCATATAATCACTCCGTTTACGTTTTAGATAGAGCCACGCCTTGCCCTTGGTTGGCAAAAGTTGATGGTAAATTTTACCCTGCAAAATATTACTTTACTGTAGATTATGCGGAGAATGAGATTGCGGATGATCCCGCTCAACACAAACAAAGTCACGTTTTAGAGTTGTTAGATGCGGGCGATTACACAGGTAATATTATTGCGCTACCCAACAACAGAGTAAGAGTTACACACCCTGCATGGTTTGAGACAGGAAACGGTGCGCCAGATTTCAAACCATCCCAACATATACATTACAGTAAAAGCGATTTAGACTATACTTTAGACGTTAACCAAGTGTTTGATAATCTATATGCTGATAACGAGGAGGATTGATTATGGCAGAGTTAACAGTAGCTCAAAAAAGAAAAATGATAGCTGAGTTAAAAAAAGCCTCGCGCTTGCACGCTAATCAGGCGGTGCGTTTAGAAAAAACATTGAAAAAGACGAAGAGTAAAAAATAATGGCTGTGTCAGGGAGTAAAGATTTTGAGCTTGATGTAGCTGATTACGTAGAAGAAGCGTTTGAGCGCTGTGGCTTAGAGTTAAGAACCGGATACGACCTTAAAAGCGCGACTCGTTCTTTGAATTTGATGTTGGCAGAATGGGCTAATCGCGGTCTAAATCAATGGACAGTGACTGAAAAAACTATCGACTTAGTAAAAGACACGACCTCATATACCATAGATAGCACAAACTCTACAGCGACAATAGATGTTTTGGATGTGTTTATTCGTGAAACAATAAGCGGCACTGCTACCGATGTGCCGTTGAGTAGGCTTTCAAGAGCGCAATACGCCAATATTTCTACGAAAACAACAAGCGGCAAGCCAAATCAATATTTCATTAATAAATTAATATCACCGACTGTCACAGTTTGGCCCGCGCCTGACAAAAACTCTACTTATACAATCCACTTGAATGTTTTGACAAGGATGGATGATGCTGACGTTGGTGCTAACACAATGGATATGCCGTTTCGGTTTTTCCCATGTTTAGCGGCCGGTTTAGCTTATTACATGGCAATCAAAAGAGCTCCAGAAAAAGTTGCGATGCTCAAGCAAATGTATGATGAAGAGTTTAATCGAGCATTGTCACAAGATGAGGAGAGAGCTTCTTTCAGGGTTGCACCTGATTTACGTAATTACGGAGTTGCGTAATGCCCTTTGCAAGCAACAGAAGAGCTTACGGTATTTGTGACATCACAGGTTTTCGATATCGCCTCAAAGATATGAAGAAAACGTGGGATGGGTTGTTGGTTGGCCCTGATCAATGGTCACCGAAACACCCTCAACTTATGCCTAAACCCACGCCAGTAGATCCTGTTGCTTTGAAAGATGCTAGACCTGACCCATCATCGGATGGAGAGGACAATAACGCTTTTGTCGTTTATACTAACGTAGGATTAGGAAAAATTGGCACAGAATTAGATAC